CATTATCGTCCACATGGGTTATGGTTGTCTCTGTAGCATCCTCCCACGCTATAATCTCCCCATTAGACAGCCTGAGAGCCCCCTGGTCGGCAGGATCGGCCCCGGTCTGAACATTAGACGACACATCAACGGTAGCCGCATCAACGGTCGTTGCTTCAGCCCCCTCAATGACAATATCCCCGTCTGCACCAAAGGCCGTAACCGGGTTAAGCAGTAACAATGTCAATAGAACGTATTTAAGGTGTTTCATCTATTCCTCCTAGCTTCCGTTATTGCTTCGGCTCTTTTCAAAAGCCTTGCCCGTGGCATAGCCAACAAGCGTAATGCAATCATACTGATTGTTCATGGTGAAATCTATGCTACTGGCCAGCACCAGGTTGTCCCCATCGTTCTTTACCACCACGGTCCTGGCTGTATTGGCAGGTCTTAGCGTTACTTCTGCCCCGATGGGTAAACTCCCGATACTATCCAGATCGTCACTGGCAGCATCTGATTCGGTGTCTACCGTGTAATACCCGGGTTGGGTAATGGTAATGGCACCGGTACTGATGGTCTTTTCTGTGGCATCCAGGGTAACGGGTACATCATGGTACAAGACTTCCCAGTTACTGGCATCGGAAATCAGAGCTATGACCTCGTTGGCCGCGCTGAAAGTAAAGGTTGTTGCACCGTCAATGGTTTCAGCCCCATCCCCGTCAATGTCCACCTGGTTGGTAATGTCTGTGGCCTTTACAATCACAATTCTGCCAGCAGTAGCGGTTGCTGAAGCCTCAAGGGTAATGGTTACTGTGGATCCGTTCCCGGAGGCAGAAATGTACGTGTCTGCACCGGTTACAGTGTAATCCCCGGTCTTTGCAACCCTGGCTATCTCCTTGGGAAAGAAACCCGTGGATACGGTATTGGACCAGGTGTTGCCAAAGTTGGTGAAAAGGTCTTTGAAGAACTCCAGCGTTTCCTGTATGTCAGGGATATCATTGGCGATCTGATTAGTAAGGATTGGAATTCCCGAATTATATTGTGCTGCCATGGTTATCTCCTATTTTCTTAACGCATCAATCTGAAACATTTCTTCTCGTTCATCTGCATCTGGGGCTCTCCCATGCTGAGAAATAAACATCTCGAATTTCTTAATGTCCTCTTTCATATCATAGTACTCACTGACACGTTGGCTGTTCAAATCCAACCCCTTTTGCCCAATCCCAGTTACATACGATCTGAATTTCATCATCGGAGACTCATCGTCGAGGTTCACAGGCTGGGAATATATTCGATTTATCTCGTTCATAAATGGGAAGGCAGTCTGGATCCCATGTATCCATTTCTTATCCATACCAAGTTCCATCTTACCAGTCTTTTTGTTTTGTATCTGACCAATTATCTTCTTAGACTTGAACGTTTCTAGCATTTTTTCTGGGAGATACGGAGTCCAGAATGGTGCCCGTGCCATATCATACTCATAGCGTTTGATCTCCGATAATTCGGGAAAGGTTTTAATCCCCATCTCGGATGCACCCAATTCCGCAATAACCTTAAATGGAGTAAGAGAACTGATCCAATGCTTTATAGAGGACATCTTATTGAATTCACCAGGTGGGAGGTCAAGGGACATGTATATGGGCTTGCCCTTATCCGTCTTAAATGGGGACTTAACGTACATTAACTCATTGAAATACTCTGGCCTTATCCTAGCCTCTTCCTTGGTTTCCTTATCTGAGAATGCCCGGACACCCTTGGTATATGCTTGATATTTACGAGGATTCTTCAGCAGACTCTCTACCTGTAAGGGTATGTTTTTCCTGCTCCATGTATAAAACGGAATCGCACGTTTCATGATGTTGCGTTCAAAGTCTGTCAACTCACCATAATCAAACATGTACTTTCTTACAGTTTTGGATGCAGTCTTTAGATCGGTACCCTTGGCTATTTGATCCAAGAATACGGCAACCCGAGCATTATCTTCAATGGCAGAACCGAAAGCCATACCGATCTTACCGGGAGTCAGCTTTCGCACCTTACCATATTTAATAATGCTTTCAATCTCATCCAACTGAGCCTTCTGAATATCCGAACCAACCCACCCCTTACCATGAACACCCAGTCTCCCCATCTCCTCGGTGAGCTTCTCAACGTTAAACATCTTTCCGCCAAGCTCTATCTCATCAATAGTTCCGGCTCTAAATTCAGCAGCTTGGATAAAGCGACGTGGGTTCTTAACACCAGACAAGTATGCTTGCCACCAGTTAGAATACATGTTCCTTAAATGAAACGGTAATCTTACAACCGTTGCCATTTTCTTCCATGCGTTCTGGCCCTTATCAAAAAGTTTTAGCATTTTAGATGTCGTTGGATCTCCAACAAAGAACTTTCCAGTTGTGTTAAGATCCTTGGCTATCTCTTTTGGAACCATGTATGTGGAAACCTGAGAACTCACGCCAGGCATTTTCTGCATGGTTTCCAGGAGAAATTCTGCGGGTATTAGTTCCCCGTGCTCGTTGTATAGCCTGGCTATAGCATCCTCTGAAACCACATCCTTTGAGAAAAACTTGAGTGAGCCTTTGGGCAAGTATAGACCATATCCTTCAGGGACTACCTTGGTTCCCGGATCAACCTTCTTGCCAAACTTGACCATTGTATCATCTACAAAAGTCTTCCGTGCTATGTATGCAGCTTGCTCCGTTGCACGTTTACCATAGCCACGTATTATGTTCTTGTCCGGCATGTAGATTTTAGAATAGTTGCTGGCAGTACTTTTCAGGTCTTGGAAGTTTTGCACCTGTCCTTTACCGAAGGCATCTTCTAGGCCATAAGCCTCAATACGCTTCCTTGCTTCTCCGATAGTTTTTGCCTTTGCAATGTCATCAAACTGACCAGACAATCCAATAGCATCGTCAAGTGTCTCAAATTTCCGTTGCTTAAGAAACGATGGTTTCTTTGCTTTCTCAAACAATGAGGGTGGTATCTCTCCCTGTGCTAAACGTGTTCCCCTTTCAGGATAATAATGGGGCACATATGGTACTGGGTTCTCTTTCCATTTAGCAGCAGCCTTGGGAGATACCACACCCTTGTCTACTGATTCCTGAAGCAGATCATCGTATCTCTTACCTATGTTCTCTAGCTTGAGCTTCAGCTTTACACTTATCAGATGGCTTTCATCTGGATGCTCACGGAGATACGAGAGCTCCTCCATTTCCTTGGAGGACAAACCACTCCGAAGTTGCTCTACATCGGCTATAATCTTCTGGTTTTCAAACTCCAGATTCTTCTTGGCATAATACTTTGAATCGTAATAGTCTGACGGAATACCACCGCTCGGTCTGAAAGAGCGACTCAGCAATGATTTGTCTAATGCCTGAACGCCCTTTTCAACTATAGGTATCTTACGTGCCGCCCGTGTTCCGGCCTTGATTGACTTAGTCAGGGCACCGGCAGGGATAAAGGGTAGACGATAAGAGGTTGGATCCATAACAATGGACAGGGTAAACCCAAGGGCCTTCCGTTGCCATTTCCCCCAATCCGGAAAAACCTTCTCCACAATATCATCATACGTGATCTTATTTTCTCCCTTAGCACCAGACCATGCACTTTTAGGATCAAACGGTTTTCCCTTAAGCCAATCGTCCATAACAGCAGCAGACGCATATTCCCCACGGGACAGACCATCCATAATTTTACCCAACAAAGTTTCCCCGCCCTGTTGTGCGTAATCAGGATGCTTTGCATATTCAACCATTGGATTCATCTTTACAAATTCGGGAAATCCATGCTCTTTCAGAGAGTTGTCCCAGAACGAATCAAGTTGTTTGTCTGATATGGGCATTATTGTGTCCAGTTATCCTCAGAGTATTCCCGTATTTTTTTAATCAACTGTGTATCTGTGGCTCCCTTCAACCTAGACATGGAGATAGTTTGCTGCAAAGCAAATGGAAGTTTCAGGCTAGACATAATACCTTGCTCTGCTGCACGAAGGTCCAGATCCTTCATACCGCGCTTTTTTTCTATACTACGAGCTTTGAGCCAACCCATAAACTTGCCCTTCGATTGTCGTGGCTCAAGCACCTCTAACGCACCCATTAGACCCGTACCAGGCCCGTATCTTTTTACTAGGCCATTAATTCGCTGCCGGATCTCTGAATCGCTATCCTTTTCGGGTTCCCAATCTGGATTTGGTTTGAGTGTCCCAAGCAATTTACTATAACCAGCAGAAGACACCCTTGGTATCTGAGCTCTGGCTTTGTCGTATTCAGATGCTGGCTGACGAAGTGCTGGCATACCGTACTTATCGAATTTCACCGCGTTTTGAACTCTGCTGTACATGCCACCCATCATATTATATTCACGGATCTCCGCATCCTCCGCTTTCTTAGCATTCCGCCATGCTTCGACCTTGTCTTCGTCCATTCTTATCTTTGAGTCGGCCTGTTTCAAGGCAAGAGCCCTATTAAATGCTGCCTCGGCAGCACGTTTCTCACCCCGTATTTGGTATTTCTCCGTTTCCAGCTTCTGGCGATCCCACTCAGCCTTATTCGCAGATTCCTTTGCTGCCAAAACGGTCTTGGCAGTCTCCTTCTGCATATTAAACTGCATCTTCTGCATTGCCATCTGCATGAGGATCTGTAACATCGGGTTGGACTGTTGCTGCTGTGGTAAGTATATTGGTGCTGGCATTATCGCCTCCTATAACAAAAGTCCGTAATAGACCGCATCTGGCCTACCGTACTTATCGAATTTCACCGCGTCCGGCCTGGTTACTGCCACTTCTTCAGCGATAAATCCCACTCGCTTACCCGGGGCGGACTTATATTCAAACGATACCAAGCGTTGACCGTTAATGTAGCCCAAATGGGTTATGTTCTTTTTGTACCGCCTTGAACTTGCGAGGCTAAAGAGTTTCGCAAGGCCTAGCAACGCGCCCGCATTCGCGCCTGTACTTAGCAGTTGCTGTCCCAGTCCTTGGGAGCCGGGATTAATCACCGGGCTTGAATATGTACCACCCAGCATGCCGGGGAGTGACACCCATGGGAATCTGGCTTCTTCAAGCCCTGCTTGCCACTTGGCTGAGTCGAAACCGTACTGTCTGTCTTGTTGGGCGAGTATATTCTGATAGTCTTGTTGGCGCTCTTGTTGCTGCTCGCCTCGGAACTGCTGGGCCTGCATGTTGGCATAATCTGCTTCCATCTGCCTACGCTGGTTTTCCTGCATGGCATACTGTTGGCGCATTTGATTAACCGTTTGTGCAACCAACTGGTTTTGCTGGGTTTGCTGCTCGGCCACCCGGGTTTGCTCTGCAAGGGACGCGGCGGTAACATACTTGCTTCTATCATTTTCGTTCATTGCGTCAAACTTGTTCTTTTCAAGTCCGATGTCGGCAAGCCGCTTTACCTGATCAAGCTCGCTCATGGTTTCCCAGCGGTTGGATGCGGCTTGTTCCTGCGCGGTCCACATCTCCTGGGTCATCTCCATGTCGGCCCATTTGTTGTCAATGGCGAGTTGGGCCTGGGTTTGCCATTGATCTCGCTCTAGCGTGCCCTGGGCTTTCCATTTTTCAAGACCCATCTCTTCGGCTGACTTTATCTGGTCCCGTTGGAGTTCGGACGCTGCCAACCATCGGTTCTGCTCTGTCTCGGTAGCAGCATCATACTGGCTCTTTTCAAGACCTATTTCAGCAAGGCGCTTGGCTCTATCATTGGCATTTTCAGCATCGTACTTGTTAGATGCAAGTTCCTCGTACGCCATCCATTGGTTCTGGGATAGACCAATATCGGCAAATCGTTCGTTCTTTGCTAATTCAGCCGCAGCCATGAACTCATTGACTCCAAGTTGCGCGCCTGCCTGCCACTGCCGACGAGCGTTCTCAACATCTGAGTAGCGTTGTTGGTTTTGGAGTTCGGAGGTGGCAATGAACCTGTTCTGCTCAAGCTGACTCATGCCCTTCCATTGCTCCTGGGATACGCCGATGTCTGATAGACGCTTACTGCGGTCAAGTTCATTCTCGGATTCCCACTTGCTTAAAGCAAGCTCGGTGTTAGCTTCCCACTGGCCCTGGGTCATGCCTATATCGGCAAAGCGTTCTGCCCGGGCAGCCTCGGCAGTTGCGTTCCAACGGTTGGCTTCTGCCTGCTGGCTTGCACCGTACTTGGCTTGCTCAACACCTGCTTCAAACCCTCGTTGTTGAGTGCCAAGACCCGCTGCCGCCTTCCATTGTTCGGCTTCCTTCATGGCTTGTGCGCCGAATTGATTTGCACCTAGCTGGGCTGACCATTCTTGCGCCATGGCCGGTTGCAGCATGTTCCATGCTTGTAGGCCGATCTGGTTGGCACGGTTGGCTTCAAACTCACCCAGAGCCGCTCCTGCGGCCCCAGATAGGCCAGCACCAGCCGATCCTGCCTGACCGGATGCACCCATTTCCTCCAGCATCTGAGCTCTGGCTTTGTCGTATGGAGCATTCAGACCTGCCATGATCTCGGGTGAGAAATTCTGCATCCAATCTTCGGTAGGCATCATGCCTGCGGCATCGGGTACATCATAACCCACCTCGCCTATTTCCGGTACGGTTGGCATATCGGGTAGGTCGTATTGGGTTGGATCTAGTTGGGGCACATCATAGTCCGTTAGACCAAACGAGGGACGGTTAATCTGTCCCGGGAGTTGGTATTGGCCTCCCCATTGCGCGCCCGGGATTTGATAACCCTGTGTGGGTTGGGTGCGGAGTGTCTCATATCCAGGTACTTGTGGTGCGCCTGGTAGGTTATAATCGGTTAAGCCATAGCCTTCAGGTCGAGCATACCCAGTGGATTGATAATCAGTTAAGCCATAAGTGGGGGTTTGATACCCACCCACGTCATACCCTGCGCCTGATGTGTCATAACCGGGAATGTTATAGCCACCCGGTTGTATTTGCCCTGGAAGGTCCATGCCGGGTACTTGCCATGATGGGGGTACGTCGTAGCCTTTGGTTTGGTATTGACCTATACCGTAGCGCCCGGGTTGTCCACCCTGCCCCGCAAGGATAGCATCACCGGAGTCAACAGTACCATCACCGTTGAGGTCCCATCTACCGATCTCTTCCGGTGTAAATTCGTCACCGGCTACTGATCTGTTGAGTATTTCCGTTGCAAGTCTTTGATCTCCCTGGAAAGCGCCCGGGGTATCGTACCCCCTGATGCTGGGTTGATATATACTATATGGTGTGTACTGTTGCTGTGGCACACCGGCGATGGTGGCTTGATCTACCATGGAGGGCGCTATCGGTGTGGGAATATCACCCGGTAATTGCCATAGGGGTTGTGTTTTCCCAATAGGCGATTCCGGTCGACTCGTTTCGCCCTCTGGCACTTGTTGTGCATCCCCCGGCCAATGAATCCATGATGGGAATTCTTCCGGTCTGATAGTTGGGTTATCCAGGAACGTGGACTCTTCATCTGCCGTTCCTGCATCCCTATCCGCCGTTCTCGTATCCCTTGTTGCCGCTTGCTGTTCTGCAAATATACTTCTCACCTGATCCTCGGTAAGCCTGCCCTGGTTAGACGCGGTTATCATCTGTTGTATGTCGCTCTGGGTTGGCCCTGTGTAACCCGGTGTTGAGATGTTAATATCCGGAGCGGCATAGGTGTTGGTGTAGGCATTGGAGTAAGCGTTGGAATATGATGGTGCCGCCTGAGGAGAACTGGGCATATTGAAAGTTGGGTTGAAAGCCATCTCCGGCATGGTAAATTGGTTATTCATATTCCAATTGGGCGCAGGTGTATTGATAGCGGGATTATAACCCCCGAAATTGGGCGTGTAACCCCCTGGTAGTTGTACATACGGTGTGGGTCCAGCATTTGGTATGGCATTATTATACGGCTGCTCGGGATACAGCGAGGGTATGCCAAACACCGGGTTGGCTTGCTGGGGCGCAACGTACTGTGGGCTTGAAGTTGGTTGTTGGTACTGTTGTATCAACGATGGGTCTACACCTGTGAAATTGTAAGGATTGAATGTTGGCATCTTCACCTCCTACTAGCCCTGCCTCATAAGCATCTGCATAATCATTTGTATCGGGTCGATTTGCCCCATGGGGTTTTGGCCCTGCTGTTGTGGGGATCTAATCAGGGGTGGGCCGCCCATACCGCCCATCTGGGTTCCCATGCCGGGAACACCGCCTGCGGACGATTGGGCACCAGCACCAGGATACATCTGCATTGGGTTCATGGCCCTTCTTGACATGGCTCTCATCATGGGCGCTAACAGTGCATACATCTGGCGCTGCTCAGGGCTCTGGGTGTACGACACCGAGGGGGCCTCACCACCACCCATACACATTGCCACTTCGCCTTCATGCCAAAACGAGTCCTCATACACCACATTGCCGTCAAGATCCATCCTTACTTCATTGTAAATCTTCATTTCTTTCCTCCTGCGACAAGAGCTTCCCAATACCATGAATCCTGCCGGTTTTCTCTACATTAATCCCATACTGCTTCCCGTATTTTCTAAACAATCTGAACACCCGCTCATCAATTGCATCAGCCTCGTATATCAAGGCATTGCTTCTTACACCAAACTTGTAAAACTCTCCCAAAAGTAACTTGACGGGTTCTGGATCCTTAACCCAACTATGTATCGCATCGAGATAAACCTTCCCTACTGCCGGAAGCCCCCTCACCATGAAGTGTGCAAAACTAACCGGCTTGTGCCCGTCAAACACCACCCAGAACTCTAGGGCCTCACCGCCAAACTGAATGCTCTGCTGGTAATAGGTGAACAGGCTTTCATACGTTATGCCCGGTATATTTAAATTGGTTATGAAATCCTTAATGTTCGGCCCAATCTCTTCCAACCAAAGAGCGTTCTTGATCTTTACCGCTTCCATTGAGTCCCCCATCTGTATGTATTCTTAATTAGTACCATCCCTCTGTTGTTTCGTACACTACAATCAAACTCTCCCCATCCGTAAGAACAGAGTTTGAATTAACTCCCAATAAAAGTTCAGCACCGTTAGGAGCAAGAGTTAAGTTATTGCTTGAAGTCCCTACGTTGATAATTCTGTAATATGTTCCATTTACACCGGCAGGAAGATTTGCAGTAATCACCCCACCGTCCGTGTCGCAAAATATGTTGTGGTCTGTTGAAAGGACGGTGTAGGGAGAATCACCATCATCTATTCTAGTTGTTTTGACAATTCTTGCGCCGGTCGTGGTTAACCCCCCAATCGCCAGCGGATCGGTGATGCTTATTGTTATTGATCCAGCACCATTTGTTATTGTTATTTGACCGGCAGTACCCGTTATCGTTGCAATGGTGGGCGTTGCCCCCGTAGATCCTATTGGAAGCGTACCATTTGCTCCCGGGCCAAGCTGCTCAATCGTACCTGTACCGGCACCGATTTGAAAAGCACCGTCCGTAAGAGTTGCTAACCCGGTGCCGCCCTTGGCTACGATAAGGGGATCCACAATGCCTATCGTTAGCGTACCATCACCATTATCGGTCACGTTTATTTCGTTGGCAGTCCCACCAATGTCATCGTTGCCTAACAAGTAACGCCAAGCCGTACCATCGTACACTAGCAGGGCATTGTCGTCAGTGTCATAATACATCTTCCCGGCTTCGCTATCGGGTGCGGCAGACCTTCCGACAAACTTCAAGGTATGGACAGCGATCGACTTGAGATGATTGTACAAATCCTCAAGCCATGGCTGTAAGTCCTCAATGCTGGAGAACCTAAGAGGTGGCTTGAGGTTCATACATCTTCCCTCTGGTCGTACTTGAACGTCAGGGAATGTACCTCAAAGTCTTCAGCAGCACCATCTGTGCCCCACTTGAACTGGTGCAGCCTTGCGTTCTGCATTACATGAATCACCGGCCTAGCTGCGCTATCTAGCGACAATGAGCCCATAGATGTCCATGATTGGCCAAGGAGTTCCCCCAGAGTATTCCCCCCACGATGGTACAAATCAAGGCTGTAGTCACCGGTAATCCCCATGTCAAACCATACTTCTTTGACTAGGGTATTGACTCTCGGCTTACCAAAGTCCAGAACGGGCTCAACCCTATGTCCGTCCAGGGCAGAGCCATCGACGGAGTTACCACCTTGGTAATACAAATGACCATCGGTATTGCCATAGGACAGTCTCTGTCTGTTGGATGTGTAATATGCCCATGTTTCGTTGTTAGAAAGACCCCAGGTAGCTCCGGATCCACCAAGATCGTTGATAAGGTCGTTCCAGGTATAGCTTGTAAACATTGTCCATGTATCTACAAACCGCATGGACTTATCTTCAAATCTCCATTGACCTGTATCAACATTGTAGAAAAACAACCTGTTAGGGGCAGACTCACCGCCCCATGGTACTGTCCAGCATACTTCCCGGTCAATGGGGATGTACGTGCCCACTATGAGGTCGTAGAATGCAGTATTGATTCCTTGGATATCGGTCTCGATGTCATCTGATATAGGTTTACCGCCAGCAGGGAAAACATTACCACCATCATACCTACAGAACCCATAGGATGCGTTGAACAGGTAATGGGAGTTACCAACAGCAACAATGCTGTGGTGGTTCACCGCCCCTTGATCCGGAACAACGGTAAACAACCTGAATGGCAACTCATAGTCTGGATAATAGACAAGTTGGTTGATTGAATTCTCACTGTAGATAAAACAACGATCCTGCCCCATTGTTGCCCCACCCGTAATGGGGTCATCATTCGGAACATATAGCTGGTTGGCGGCAGGGTAATTCAGTGAGGTAATTGCCGTGGCTGGCCATGCCGTAGACCAGCGAATGTCAATGTTACCATCCGTTTGGTCGGAATAAAGCCCTATCAACCTTCGTTGAAACGACACAATAAACCGAAACAGATAATCAGTCCCGGATGCTATGACCTTGGACAGATTGGCATCCCCCTGTTTCCATTTGGCCATATCAGTCTCACCACGATCGGTGAAGACCATATAATCCCCTATCCGGATAGCGGTATAGAGGTCGGCATCGTCTGTTGCAAAAGTTACAGGGGACGCAAAGTTAAGATCTGCTGGGTCGAAACTGGAATCAAACTTGTACAGCTTCCCGTTATCGAACATGAAATGGTTGCGGTTAGTACCGTCGTAAAGATTAAACAATCCCAAGCACTTGGTTGCCTGTGCATTGACAGAGTTACTCCACTTCTGATACCCGAAGGACTTTGAGCATGCCATTGTCTTACGCTCAATGTCAAAATTCAGACCACCCACATCATGGGACAGAAACCCGTTGGCATTCTGCTGTAAAAGTGACGGGTTATTTGCCGGAACATCCGTCTTTCTCCCCAAGTGGGGAAATAGTTTTAGCTCTAAGTCGGGCATACGCTACCTTCCCGCCTGGTAATACCTGGCAGAATACTGCTGCTGCCAGCTTAATGCCTGAAAACCGCTCATAGCCCACTTCTGCTTGCCACTCTGACGCTTGGACTTTTTTATCCCCTCCATCCACTCCCCCTTGAACAGAGATGCCTTCTCGTACTCATGGAGCAACAGAAAACATTGATAGATAGCATAGTCACATATCTTGAAGCGCATCAATTCGGGCAGGAAGCTAACATCTGTAGCGGTACTGTCCTCACCGGTACGACCATACTCAAGCTCAAGACGAATCACCCCAGTCGGGGGCGGGATCACCCAAAGCTCTCTATCCTTGATTGTAAACGCTTGGAGTTTGTTATTGCTTTCTTCGGAAGGATCAGGGAACTTGATGTCAAACCGATAGGGGTCTATCCATTCAAGAAACCTGTTATTGGTCATGTCACGCAGACGTACCTCTCCACCACCATAATCCGCTGGCATTGCGAGTCTGTACGTACTGGCAGCAGTATCTGCGTATGAGTATTTACGTTGCCAAGTAAAGCCGAATACTTCGCACAATTCTTCCTTTGCACGAATAAGCTCGTTCCGCACTTCCGTTGTCGAAGGGGTAGTTGAAGTGCTCAACGTACCCCTTTGCAGCTTACTTTCGACATGAGTTACGCAGTCTGATATAGTACCGAGCGTACCGGCAGTAAAATCAACAACGGATTGCTGGGTCCAGGTCGTTGTCAGTGCCATGATACCCTCCTATTGAAGAACTACAACCAATACCCCACGGTCTATCACGGTCACATTTATACCGGTTCCATCGGTTGGTAGCGGGGGGTTATATGGGCCCATGCGGAACACAACAGAATCCAGATACCCGACATCTGTGGTTTTATCCACCTTAACGGTTATCGTGGCACCGTTGATGACAATGCTCAGGTCGTCGCCATCAATGATATCGGCGGCATCGTTCACCCACAATATCTCTTTTATTTTAATCTGCTTTGCATGTGCCGCAGCCGTGTCGAAGGTAAGAGGATTACCGGTTAGACTGTTAGCCATACCTCACCTCCTAAGAATCAATCTCGAAATACATGAACACATCAGCAGCACCCGCTCCAGATGCGTGCGCCCCGATTTCGATATTAACGGCATCCCTTGCCGTATCATCACGGTCAAGGTTTTCTCCAGCCGTAGCGTCGGTAAAGGTTGCTTCTGTAATGTCTCCAACCGCTGAACTGGCTGTCGGCACGGTAATTGTCATAATTTCCGTACCACTGGCGGCGTTGAGTTCGAGATCAAGTTCAAGATCGGCAGTAGCAACAACAGTACTGGTGATGGCATAGGCATAAACGAGTTTACAGTTTTTCCAGGGAACAAAAACCGGCATATTAAGTTCCGCCGTGGTTCGTGTTGCCCTAATGCTCAAAACACCTGGTTCTGTTGGAACCGGCAAACTGTTGGTCTTACTTGCTGTGTAAACCATTGTTCTCTCCTTGTGGTTTGCTCATTGACGTGGTTGTATCAATGAAAATTTTGAACTTGACGTTTTACCAACCCCAAGCTCATTGTCGATAGTGGAGTACAGTAGTGGACTGTCCCCCTCGTTTAACTGATCGCACGTTTCGCAGATCAGACCAGACAAATCCCCCTTGTCATGCTTTTCCCTAATCCTCCGAAACGCATCCCCCCTAAGAATCTCCAGTATTGTATTCTTGTGGGTATCCCCTACCTCTATCTTTCCGTCAAAGTCAAAGCAACAAACGATCATCTTGCCATCAGCATTGATCTGGATCGGACCCCTTTGGGGTCTGCCGCAGGTCTTTAGCTTCCCCTCACGCAACCTGTAATCCCGCCCGGTTGTCCAGTTGTGGGGCCTCCAGACCTCGATATCATTTATCCCTGCATGTTCCCAGCCGTTCACGACCTTATCTATATCATTCTGGGTATACAACCCCATGGGGATAAACGATAGGTCAACCTTTACCGGGTAACCCTTCTTGGCGTTAGCCTTCAGGAATGTTAGGATGTTCCCCCTCGTTTTGTTCCACTTGAGGTTCCTGTGAACCTCTTCGTACTCTTTGCCAACCCCATGGACAGAAAATCGTATGTGAGACAACCCGACATCAATCAGATCAAAGCACTTGGTTATCGTCAAGAGGCTTGCATTGGTCGTAATGAAACTCTTCATGCCCCTTTCGGATATGCACCTGATCTTTTCTGTAATGCCCTTGTCTATGAGAGGCTCACCATACCCGAACGGTGATACCTCTTCGGCCCCCATTTCAGCAACTTGGTCTAGGAGATGGCAAAAGTGATTCCTGTCCATGTTACTGAGATCACGGGTCATTTTCTCCCTTGGGCAAATTGAACATTGGGCATTGCATAAATTTGTAGTCTCTATCCGGACCTCCGGATTAATCAGCCTCATGCTTTGCCACATACTCTTTCAATGTCTTTACAACCATACTATACTCTATTTCTTCAGCTTCTCCTTTAAAAATCTTCTCCCCCTCTCACGCTTGGACAAAGAGTTCAGTATCTGTCGCTCACAATTGGAACAAAAATCCGGATATGGTCTTGCACCCGGTGGACCATGCAACAGAATGTTACCACACTTTGCACATACTGTACGTTCCACTGAACTGTTAATCTGTGGCATTTAGAATCCCCCCTCTTCCGCTGGAAACTTGTCCTTGGCTACATCCTGTCTCCAGCCATGCCGTTTCTCGTTAAAATCCGTCTCAAAACTGTCCCTGAACGGACTTGGCTCCAACCGATTCCTGTGTACAAAACAATAACGTGCCGGGGTTTTACCCACCCACACTACAGGCTCATGACATTTCTCAAGGATACACCTGATCGTACCACCCTCACACCTCTTGCAATGCTTCAGTGGATGATGCGGTGATCCGAATCCCCCACACTTGGGACACCTAACCTTATTCCCCCTGGTAGCCATAATCTTTCCTTTCTAAGCGTCTCACGGGCTTGGTGAAACTCCTCAACAGCATCGGAAAACCTGCGAGTCCTCCATTTCCTGCTGGCAATCTCGTCCATGAGCACCCAGTTGTCACCGTCAAACTTCTCGTCATACCCCTCAACACCCTCCCTGACGTTCACGCCAAGAATGCCACCCTCGGTACAGTTGTATATCTTGAACTTCATCTTGGCATCCCACAAGATCAAAGCATTGGACTCAAGCCAGGTCTTGTAGATGAACAACTGTGGACTTGTGTACATTATATCGAGATTTACATAATCCCGCAAGGGCTCAAATGGGCCTTCGTGAAACGATAAACCCGCCCACGCAAAGTGGTTACGTGCCTCGTCCCGTCTGCTCTTTATGTTCGTTTCATAGATACCGTCTGCATAATACTCTTCGCGCCTGTCATCCACATTGCTTTTGGCAGGAAAAGACAGATCGTTACCAACACACATCCAGGCTGAAATTCCAAACAGACCGATCGAGATGGAGAATGAAAGGTTAAGGATGTTCCCACCCTCGACCACGCAATTCTGCTTTGGCATGTCAATGCCCTCGTCTCTCAGGAACCCCCTTACGACCTCGTTTTGCTGTGACACAAACTTAACCGGCCCGGGCCACTTTTCAATCACCTTCGGATGGGCAGTTACAGCGGCTATCAGGATGGTATGTTTCCCGTCCTCACCCACATCGAACTGGTCTACAAGGTTCTCGGATCCGTCTGCCACCATCGCAAAGTGCGGATATATACCTGCTTCCAGGCACGGCTTAATCTGATGATTGGTAGCCATCGTAATGAATGATTGATCCTCCATTTTCATCTTACCGTCTATCAGACTCAACATCCTCAGTTCGTCTTGATTCTTCTTGAGGCTTGGTCCTGAACCTATTGCAATTACAGCCTTATTCCTACCGAAATCCTTGAAACCGGTATTGAGCCAACCATACTTGGGTATGTACTTCTGAGCATTACGCTTGATGTTATACTTCCAAGAGTCAGTCAGGTGGTCAAAGGTCTTCTGGTCTGCACTCTTCATATAGTCCAGTACCTGCGGAGGTAAAACAGCAGATACCTTCGGGTGCATCTCAATCAGCTTCTCGTAATCAACGTCTAACGACATAGTGACCTTTCTGCGAGGGGCTGTCTAGGCCCCCCGCGTTAAGGAGGTAGATTATGTCAAAGCGGTAAGCATACCGTGTTGACCAAGGTTATATCCATTGAACTGCATGGATACTTCTGAGAGAAGCTGATACTCAACGTAATCACCAACTTTCCCCAACTTTTCCAGGATGAACTTACGACCCCGGAGAGGACACAATTTAATCATGCTGGAACTCAAGATGAAAGCAAGGTTCGCTGGAACCCATCTTGAGACAACAACATCAAGGACCGCACCAAGGTCAGACAGATACTGGGTTGTGTAATACCCAGCCTGTCTTGAATCCGGTGTGGTACGTTTCTTGGCAACATCCCACGAAGAGATGTCCTGTTGACGTTCAAACCCAACAAGCACACAATCGGGGACACCGCCTTTCTCCATAACACCCCTGACGATGGTGTTCAGTAGACTCTCTGTGAGAGACGTTGAAGAAGTGTCAATGTGGGTTCCAGACTGACCTCTCAGGTAATCAAAAAGACCACCCATGGTCTGGGTTTCTACGGTGGAACCGGCTTCCTTACGACCCAAGATAGCGGTTGTTTCAAGCTCTCGCTTATACTCCTTGGTTCGCAGATCAATCTGGTGCCGGAGCTCGTTGCCCACAGCATACATATCGGTTGCCTGACGAGTACCCGTGATACGAACATCCTTGCGGAATATCTGGGTTTTGTTAGACAGAATGGCTCTGGGCCGCGTGGTATCGTCTCGCGGTGAAGACCCTTCTGGAACCGCATTACCGATAATGAACAATGTCGCGCCATCGGTCAGAGCCGTGGTCTGCGTGGTATCGCTCATGTAGGCAAACGTAATAGACCCACCACCCGTACTGAGATCCTCGACAATCATATAGCCAAGGGTCGGGGAAGCATTGTGCTTCAGGATGGATCCGGTGTGAATCTGACGGATAGCGGTGCTCTGGGCTCCCGTACCGGACGTACCAACAACAAAGCTGGACGCATCGGAGGCAACCGTACCACCGTTGGAAAGAATCAGATAGCCATAGCCGATCGAGTCACTTACCCACTCAATGATTTTGTTGTGAGCAGCTTCGCCCCAACCGATCTTATTGATGAAAGGTGTGTCGGCAACGTACACAGCATCCAGTACATCACTCACATCCCTGACATCGGAATTCGCCGTAATATCAAAAGTAGACTCAACCCCTGCCGGGGGAGTCAATGCCCATGAAGCAGCCATTTTATTTTACTCCTTATGTTAATACCGGAGTAATGGGTCACCATCTGGCAGAATGTTTTGTAAAACAGTCTGAGCATCACCGGCATCCCGGGCTTTGGCGATGGCCTCCTGCCTCTGTGCCTCATCGGACGGAGGTTGGGCCACCCTACCATCACCCTGTACGGGCGGTGCCTGTTCCAGGGTTCTCCTTGCGTTCCCCGGTATGGATTGTATCGCGTCTTGTGCTCCCTTGGCAACATTCAGCAGGTAACTCTGGTTCAGGTACAAATACAGCTTCTCCATGTCGGTCTGTCCGGTCTGGATAGCTTGCTGAACCTCCGGTCTTTGCAGGGCAGTATCAAACTGGGGTTGTAATTTCCCCCAATTTGGCATTGTCTGCAACTTTGCCCTTTCCTGGGCGTACCGTTGTTGACCAGCGGTCGTAGCTTGCTGCAATTGGCCGACATAATCACCAATCGCGGCATACACTTCCTTCCTCACATCAATGGGTTTGGGCTCTGTGTAAGGGTCTTGCTCCATTGCCTGCTGGTGATCTTGTGCCTGCTGCTGAATTTGTTGCGAAAGTTGCAACACTTGCCGTCTCAAATCTCCCACCTCGTTCTGGCTGTCACCGTATCCCTTTTTGAATTGATTAAGGTCACTTACTAACCCCTCAACATCCTCGGCATTTGTCAATTGGTGATTTTCCAAAACTCGTTGGAGTTCCTGTACTGCTTCCGGCATCTGTGGCTCAGTAGCCGGGGCCGAACCCTCAACAGCATCTGGTGTCCCTTCAACTGCATTCTGTTCTTCTGCCATTTTACTTGTCCTTTCTTATTGCATAGTTAGTTACTTCTGTCCACCGACTAGGCTTCTTTTTGGAAAGCCAGTCTGGTAACTGAAGCACCCGATCTAACTGCCTTAACGCCTCCACAATGGAAGCGTGGCGTTTATCCTTAGCAACGGGGTCAAGTTTCAAGAAATCCTTTGAGAAGACTTCTGTTTGTAACCCCGCTTGCATGTATTGAACCATTTCCGCGAACATCGGCCATGCCCAGTTGTTCATAAGGCTCACAAGTGCCTCGATTCGCTTGTCAATCTCTTCCTCGGGTAATTTCGTTCTCTTGCGTGTTACCTTGGGATCCCCCCCATTTTCTGTCATGTTATCGCCTTCACCATGTCCACTATGTTCTTTTCAGTGGCCTGTTTAATGTTCGCTTCTGTTTGCATCCGAACCGGACCAAGTTTGGCTTCCTGTGCAGCCTGTTGCTGTTGCTGCATCATCTTCTGAACCTCTTGTTCGTCCTTGAGGAACCGATCGGGATTAATCATGTCCATGAGCTCCAGTATGGCCTTCTTGAACTCGTACTGATTTACATACGGGTCATCGGCCCATGTCTGGGAATACTGCATGAGGGTGTTAATGCGGCCCTCTTTGGCCATTGCTGGCTCCATGGCAGCATACCGGGCTTCAAAGTCATAGTCAACGTGAAGATCTGGACCCCATACCCGCTTGAACTGGTCACCACCAACGGCATCGTTTATCCGGAACTCAAACCCGCTGGGAAGATGGTGCGTGTTTAGCATCATCATGTATTTCAATAAAGGGCGTATCCCCATGTAATCCATGGTAAGAATAAGCAGCTTGATACGGTTTTCGGCAACACCCTGTAGGGAACTCACCGTTCCAACCGCTTCGTGTCTGCTGGGGGTAACACCCTTCGCATAATCGTATATGCCGGTCACATCCTGTATGACAGACTCAAAGAAGGCAATCTGCTCGGTGAACGTATGGCCAGTATAGTCAGGTGTGTCCATCACCTCAATATCGGACATCTGCTCAACCGGGATAATCCCAAAAGGCTTCCATACCAGACTTCGGGGATCAATGTCTGAATCGGATATGACCTTTATCATCGTATTGACCTTCATCATGGAGTTGTGAGCCCGAAGGTTTGCGATGTTATCATACATCTCAAGAACGTCTTTGGTTAGCTCGATCATCCCAATATCCCAATATCTATGGGGATTTATGTGGGCACCAACATCAAAGAACGGTTTCATGCCGTATTTGACCGGCTCAAGCCGCACCACGTTCTCGTAGTTTGCGATCGTGCATACCACTTCCTCTTCCGGAGCGGCATACGTCAGACCCTGGCCTAAGACCGTTTTTCCCTCACCCAACCGGTACTTTCCGTAGCAATCAACAATGTCAATGTTGTTGCCCTTGTGCCGATCGTTCTCAATCTCCTGAATTGTAAAGGCATCCTCAATGTCCCGGAATACTTGCTGATACTCTTCCCATTCAATGCTCTGGCCATGACCCGTCCGGGCCTGGGACTTACCCCGGTACTCAGAAGCGATTTTACCAACGTCAAGAGCACTCTTGTTATATTCCCCAATTTCGTGCATCCGTTTCATCCAATTGATGGACTTCTTATGGATGTGGGCAATCACAGGCATCTGCTGAATGGATCTGTATTCCGGATCCGGCATAAACTGTCTTACGGGGACATTCTCGATGTAGGGGGCATCATAAATGATTGTGGGTTCTTCTGACCATACTTCAACAAGCTCCTCCTGACCGATATTGCCATCCGGCCCGATGGTGGGGATTGGGATCTCCTTCCTTGTCGGCATGGTGCGCTCTTCCTTACGCCAGTAGGCATGCACAATACCCTTGCCATGTATCAAGGCACTCAGAAACCACTGAAAAAACACCATATACGAGCCACCCTGAAAGTCTACGTTGTTCAGGTTGGCAAGTTGGTAATTGAGCACTCCGGAGATGATGTCTGCCCGATCTATGTCCTTTGCATGTCGGGGCTTGACTAGCGCAATATCCGGAGTTCGGTAGAGATGGGACATGACCCGGGAAAGGACGGTGTAAATGACCGGGATGATCTTGTGGTAGCTATAATTGTACGCAAACGGGTAATCCTCGTCATCCCTATACCCACGGTAAAACTCGTCATATTCGTCAAACTTGGCTCTGTATGGTTGGTTCAGATCTTTAAGCCGCTGAAATGACTCGTTAAAGTACCCGTAGGCTTCAACCTGCTTTTTGGTCATCTTCATTGATGGCTCCACCTAGCTCTTTTCTGTCAATATCGTGTTCTGTGTATTGCACGTATGCCACCTCTACGATCGTGGTATGTGACGTATATGTATGGAAATCATGGTACACCCCGGGCTCAACAGTGAATGCCTGTCCGGGATACAGGGTGGTCGTATAACCCTTATCGGTCTTGACCCCCAGGCTGCCCTTAATCACAAAGAATTGGTTATAGGCAGTATTATGACCATGCCAGGAGCACCGCTGATGGGGTTCAAGCTCCAATACCGTAACCAAGCAAGAATCGTTCCTGAATACCCGGGTTCTATCCCCCCAGGTGCCGTGTGTTCTTTCCATATCAATCCCCCTCAAAAAGTCCTTCGAACGTAGATGATAGCCTTATACAGGACCCAAACGGAGCATGATTCGGTGTATCCGGATACCATTGGATTGACCACACCGAGTCTGTCCTTATTGCCTTTTCCTTCTCTTCTTGCGAGATCCAATCATCATCGTCATATATAACCCCTATTGCATCCTCTACTCCCATATAGGATGCCTTGTGGTCATTGTGAGAGATGTACAACCCCGCATCGTGCTCTGGAAAGTTGATCTCCATGAGTCCCCCCTATTCGTAGCTCACATAATTGTTACGCTCTATCCTTCTATCCAGATACGGTGAAAAGTGTGGATCATCGGCATAGCTGGTCAGTCCAAACTGGGACTTCTTTGAGCTCATCCTTTTCTTAATCTTCCGACTCTTGCCGTTCATAATGTATTTCAGGCTCACACAATAGTCGCTGAACTTCGGATCCGGATCCCCCGTACCGTTAGCTTTCGGCACATTGTAGTGATTACTCATGTTATGCCGTAAGGTCTTGCAATTCTCCATTACGTAAAGCCGGGGATGGTTCTGGTTCTCCCTGCTTTTCCCCTGCAAGAAATCGTTTATAATGGAATAACCCACATACGGGTCCCGGTTCCACCCATCGGTAAACCGCATCCCACAATGCCTGAACTCGTCCCACGGGCTAAATCCGGTAACGAGAGCATTGTTCTTGTCTTTCATCTTCGGATCGGCAAAACGGGTGATTCTACGCCTTCTATGACCCTCAACCTCGTTACAGGCATCAACCGTCTGCATGATGGTCATATCCTTACCCGCAAGGGGCGATAACTCGTCAAATACAACCACATCCCCCTTCTCAAGCCCCTCAAAGTACCCACATCTGACCTCATACGTCCAGAGAATGGCCGGAGGTTTGCTCCCGTGCCAGTCCACCGCCATTTCAAACTTGATGTCATCGTCCCTCCAGGGCACCGGAAAGTCGTGCGGCAGTAGATTCCCCCTCTTTGTGACCTTATCCCACATATAATCCTGAAATTTGGGGAAGATCAGCTTACCCCAGGTGGGGTATTTCCCGTATAACTGCACCTGAAGCTGATCCTCGGTCTTGCCCTTGCTGAATTTCCTTATAAACTCCGATGTTATGGCCGGATTGTCAGCCATTGCAGCATGAACTACGTATGTGTCTTTGTCAAGACCTTCTTTAGCCGGGTCCACCAACTGGAACTTCGTCCAAGTCGGGCCTTTATTCTTGCTCTCTTCATCAAAGGGTGGCGTGAAGGCGTGTAGAATTCTTCCTCCACCCTTAGCCGTTCTAAGTCCACGCTTAGATTCGTCATATATCTGATACTCCGGCTCCTCGTCACACCCCAAAATGTCAAAGTTTGTACCACTATGTAGGCGTTTCTTCTGTTCTGAGGTCTGAAAGAACATTTTACTGCCATTGGTCAGATATAACGTCCGATCGTCCCTACTGGGAAGACGCTGAACCATACTTTTGGGCAGCATTCGACCTATCATGGACCCGTCAATCAGATATTGGCTCTCCAAGCACGTTTCGGTGAATATCTTACCATAACCATGCTCAAAATCGTGGATCAGCACCTTGATCGACAGGGGTGGGGATATCGGAAACTGGGGCAAGACACCCAAGGCCATGGATATCAAGGTATGGTAGAAGATATGACTCTTCCCGGACCCGTTCCCGGCCACGAACAGCACCTCCCAGTAGTCTGCAATCGCATTGACAAACTCTCTCTGCTTGGAATAGTGCCATTTCCTATCCCATTCCAGAAGGGGTAGCCAATCTCTGGGTAAGTCTACGTTTATGTCGGATGCTTTTGCCATCAAACCCGGTCTTATTTGCCCTTGTTGGTCTTCTTGGAATAGTACCTGCCGTTGCGTTTGTATATCTTGTATCCATACCTCTTCTCTGCCGCAACAGTCTTATTCCAGGTAGGGTGACTTTTCCCTTTCAAGAGCTTCCCGCTTTCAGGATCTCTTGATGGCCAATGTCCGGTCTTGTCAGGCTTTAATCCGGCCTTATGAGCACCGTCAAAATCATACCCACGCCCTTCCGGATTGAATTTGCTCTTTCTTTTTCCAGGCGGCATAATCCTTCCTTTATTTTGACGAGAGGAACGCTGAAAGGCTCTCCCAGCGTCCCAATCGTCTAGGAGGGGGACTCCTCCGAAGGGGCATTACGCCCCGCTAAACATGCTTCGGCTATGGGTATATCAGCAGGTCTATCCACACCCACTCCGCGATAGCCTGTCTCGATTACCTTAATACCAATTCCGGCCTCAAGGAACCGTAATTGCTCCAGATCCTCACAAGCCTCTAACTTGGAACCCCCCATCTCTACAAATTCCTTCAACACTTCATACTTGTATCCATAAATACCCACATGAGCCCGGAATGGGCCATTTATGGGGATTGGGCATCTGCTGAAGTACAGGGCATATCCCTTGCTATCAAGCACAACCTTGGGCACATCCGGGTTTAGAGCCTCGTCGGCACTGATCGGATAGCATAGGGTTGCTACGTCATGGTAACGCATCGCGTCAGCAACCTGGTTAATTGCCCCCGGGGTTATGCAGGGCTCATCACCTTGGATGTTGATGATAATGTCGCTGTCCTTCGCCATCGTACCCTTCATTGCAGCACGACACCTATCCGTACCGGATCCATGCTTCCCCGTCATAAGGGTTATTATGCCATGGGCCGCAGTATATTCATACACCTCCCAGCTATCGGTAACAACGGAGACATAATCACACACAGACTTAACAGCAGCATCATACACCCATCTAATCATGGGTTTGCCAAGGATCTCAGCCATAGGCTTTCCCGGGAACCGGGTAGAGTCCCAACGTGCTGGTATAATGCCTATAATCATGGAATCCCCCCTTCAGTTAAAAGAAATGGCCGTAAACCGGCCCCTTACCCATCTCCCTTACTAACCCTTCTGCGTCCTTCGTTTTTTTTTACCCGGCTTACTCTTCGGTACATCATCCCCCAATACCTTCTTGAAGTCAAATGCTTTCTTGGGCTTATCCTCCGGCCATACCCTTGAAGTAAACTCTTCTACCTCTTTCTCATCCATTATCTCCCCTCCTTTATGGCAATGTTATGCTCTTCCCCGGTTATTGAATACCTACACCCAACGCATTTGTGCAGGACATTATCTGTTCTCACCATTCCACCCCTATGTGCAAAGTGTCTTTTCCTGTGCCAGTAACGGGTGCGCCTTGACTGTCTCAGTCTCTTTGCCGTTTTTATCAATCTTGACTGTGGTGGTGTAGATTCCCACTTTATTGAGTTTGGTCTGTACCTCGACCAGCCGCGCCACCGGCGTTAGGCCGAATTGCCGGGCATACATCAGAAAATGGGTGTAATAGGTACAAAAGGTGCAAAAGCCTGCTCTCTGGTGTCTGGTTCTACCTTCCTTCCATTACTCATAAGACATCTAACGCCAAAAGCGATGCAAACCCTTTACAGGTAACTGTTTGCGAGCTTCTGTTACTTTTTTCACACCTTGAGAGCAACTCGGCACTCAACACCGTAAAGGTCTAAGAAGCTCCGCATCATCACTTTGTATATTCTGATCCTCAACCGCCTGAGCATCCACAAGATTCATCCCAATGTCATGCTTGAGCCCACTTAACTCCCTGCTGAGTGCAGTTATTGCATCCCTATCCTTCTTAAACATGGTGTCCCCATTTTAACAGCCTAAAATATCTCAGAAAAATCTGACCGGGGTTAGTATAACATCGTTACCCCCCCAGCCGTCGGCCCCCCCCCACCCCTT